TTACAACAGATCAAGCTGAAATTGACCAGATTATTAATGCTGGCGGCGTTGAGTTTGATGTGAATAATAAGCCATGGATCAAGAAAGAATCCACTGTTGAAAAAGAAGTAGTTCAAGAAAATACTAAGTTTGCAATGAACACACCAAAACGCGGACGACCATTTAAACATGGCAATAACTAATTATACAGAATTACAAGCCGCTGTTGCTGCATGGCATCATAGAGATGTGACGCAAATTCCTGATTTTATTAAACTTGCTGAAGTTAGAATTAATAATATTCTTGCGTCAAGGCTGGCTGAAACAGATGCTTCATTGACTGCTACGGTATTAAGTAGATATATTGCGCTACCCGCTGATTTTGGATCTGTTTATCAGTTATGGCTTACAACTTATGAACCAAGGCGTGAAATTTTATACATACTGCCCGAAGATTTAACTGTATTTGATGATTCTGATGGGCGGCCTTATTTTTATACTATAGATGGTTCTAATATTGCATTTGATAGAGCGGCGGATATTGCTTATACATATACATTAAGATATAAAGCAAGATACAGCATTGCAACAACATCGACTAATGATATATTAACCACTTATCCAGATATTTATCTATTCGGCTCTCTTGTTGAAGCGTGCTTATTTGCTAGGGATGATCCTTCTATCTTTGAACAAAGATTCCAGAGTGCTATAGATAACGCTCAATTATCAGAATCTAGCAACAAAAAATTAGCAAGAATTCGCTCTGACAATGCGCTTATGAGCAGTTCAAGAATGCTAAATATACTTAGTGGAGATTTATAATAATGGCACTAGAAACCGGTACATATATTAATGATCTTGTATCAACAAATCCAACGAGTACCGATGCCAAAAGCCAGGGCGATGATCATATTAGATTATTAAAATCCACTGTTAAAGCAACATTCCCTAATGTTTCCGGCGCTGTAACCCCAACACATACAGAATTGAATCATGTTGATGGTGTAACCAGTGCGATACAGACTCAAATTGACGCAAAGGCACCGATTGCCAGCCCTACATTCACTGGCACTCCTGCTGCGCCAACTGCTACAGTAGGAACTAATACAACACAACTAGCAACCACAGCTTTTGTTGTAGCTACCTCTCTTGTTGCTAATTTGCCTGGTCAAACTGCAAATGCAGGGAAAATAATAACAACAGATGGGACAACAGCTAGTTGGTCTGCCACGCTTGATAATTCCGTTGTTACTCCGGCTACAGGTACGGCATTAGCAACAACAACGGGCACACAGACGCTGACTAATAAAAGTATAGCCGCGCCATTGATTGTTGATAGTTCTGATGTGACGAAGAAGGCATCATTTGTTGCCAGTGGGATAACTACCGCTACAACGCGCACATATACACTTGCTAACAATGATGTAACTATCGACACTCCGGCATGGCGCTTGATAGCTGTTTCCAGTCCTTCCGCAGCGGCTTCACCATTAGCAATGGAAACCACATTTGATTCAACATACGATGATTATATGATCGTAGCTAACTTTCTCCAGGGTGCTGGGTCGGGAGGTTACAACATAACAATGGAATTTAAAATAGGCGGATCATATATCACCAGCAGTTCATATCATTATCACTTAAGCAAATCTAGTAGTGCATCTGCATTATATGCAGGCCACGTTGGAAATCCAGCCACGGCGATAAAGCTTATAGACGCTGATCTTGGATCACAATCAACTCAATCAGCCAACATAATCATAAATCTGTTTAACACTAATTCAACAGCTTTATATAAAAGCGCTACAGTTCACGGAGTTTATCTGCGTGAGAATGGCGAGATTGTAGAGACTCGGGGGGCGTGTGGAATAAGAAACGCAGGGGCTTTGCAGGGCGTTAGATTCCTTAACTCCTCTAGTTTTACAGGAACGTTTAAATTATTTGGGTTAAGGAAAGCTATATAAATGCCTATAGTTAAAGTCCCGAATTGCGGCCAATTAGGAATCATCCAAGATTTGTCTGTACATGAATTACCAATCAATGCTTGGACTGATGCTAATAATGTTCGCTTTCTTGACGGATATATTAATCAAACTTATGGTCATGGTGAGGTTTATGACTCACCGTCCGTTATTCCTTATCATGTTTTACCTATTATTATCGGAAGTGCCAGGTATTGGATATACGCATCGCTTGAGAAAATCTATTGCGTAACCATTACTGCTGGTGCTGCTGTACATACAAATCTAACTAGGCAAACTGCTGGTAATGATGTTAATTATGCCGCTACAGCAAATAGTTGGACTTCAACAGTACTGGGAGGTGTGCCGATATTGAATCCTGGTAATATAGTTGATGTTCCCCAGTTTTGGGGTTTAAACACAGCAAATAACTTTGCTGCATTAACAAACTGGCCCGCAACAACTTACTGTAAGTCACTGCGAGCATATAAGAATTCACTTGTTGCCTTGAATGTTACCAAAGGGTCAACTAATTACCCGTATATGGTTAAATGGTCACATCCTGCCGACCCTGGCGCTGTGCCTAGTTCATGGGATGAAACAGATCCAACAAAGGATGCCGGCGAATTTGATCTAGCCGAAGGATATGATCATATCATCGATGGGTTACAATTAAGGGATTCTTTAATCGTATATAAAGAGGCTTCCGTATGGCGTATTGATTTTACGGGCGGCGCTTATGTTTATCAATCGCGTAAAGTTCTTGGTATGTCCGGTGCTATGAATCGCAACTGCATAGTTGAAATAGACGGTTATCATGTTGTGTTAACTACAAATGACATTGTTGTGCATGATGGTGAACAAGGTGTCTCTGTACTTGATAAGTCCACCAGGCGCTGGCTATTTCAGAATATGGATATTGACGAGGCTTATCAATCATTCGTGTTTAAAAATCCGTTTTTTAATGAAGTATTTATTTGTTATGCTTCAATAGGTGCTGATTATCCTGATTCGGCAATAATTTATAATTACGTAGACAAGACCATCAGTAAACGGGATATGCCTAATATTCATCATGCGAATTTTGGGCAAGTAGACAACACGTTATCAGGCTCTTGGGCTGCCGATGCTGAACCGTGGGATAGTGATTTATCATTATGGGATGGCCCTGATTTAGTACCTAATGCTGCGCGGGTTTTAATGGGCGCGCATGCAACAAAGTTATACATGCTTGATGCTAGTAGCAGTTTTGATGGATCTTTGCCGGATGCTTATGTTGAGCGAAAAGGGTTAGGACTTGATGCAGATGATAGTATTAAATTAATCAAGGGAATTAGACCACGAATTGTTGGTAATACCGGAGATACTGTTATAGTGCAAGTGGCTGGCATGAGCGATCCGTACGAGGAGCCTAATTACACAGCTACTATGACGCATACAATCGGCACAACAATAAGGAATAATTGCCTGGTTTCTGGTCGCTATTTTGCTGTAAAATTCAAGACTGGATCAGCTTATACATGGAGATTAGATAGTTATGATATTGAAGTTGATACTATTGGAAACTGGTAAATGACGCATGAGGATAAATATGAACTTGCTCAAATGGCTAAGGATTCAGGTAAATATGATGGCCTTATTGTAAAAAATGTATACGATCACGGTGTTGGTGGAATAAAACGTAAGCCATCGACTACTTATGCTGTATTCGATCCAGCAAATATTAAATCAGCGATAACGGGCGATTAAATGAGAACGCGCAACCTATCAACTGTGTTTTATTCTCCTGGTGATGTGCCAAGTGATGAGAAAGCAATATCTCGATTCATTGGTAATGAATTATTAAAAATTCAGATAGCGATAACAGCATTATCCGAGGGGCACTTGGATCAGACTCATGTGGCACCAGATAAGCCGCGAGATGGTGATATTAGATTCGCCGATGGCACAAACTGGAATCCTGTAGCAGGTGGGCAGGGTTTCTACGGTTATTACGCTTCAGCATGGCATAAGTTAGGATGAATATCATTCTTCTTAACCAGTCTGATATTGATGTGTTCTGGAGTTATATTGATGTAAAGCTTAATCATGTATTAACTAAGTCAGGATGGGGTGAAAGATACCCTATTGATTCTCTCTATGATGATCTAACTGAAGGTGCTTTGCAATGCTGGATTGTGAGCGATGAGAGAGATATTCACGGTGTTGCTGTAACTCAAGATATAGATTATCCGCTCGGTAAAAGTATGTTGGTATTTCAGCTTGTTGGTGAAAATATGGAAGTTTGGCACAGGCAGTTAAGCGAAAGTTTTGATAAATACGCACAACAGAACGGTATTAGATGGATAGATGCTTGTGCGCGCGCTGGACTTGGTAAGAAATATTTGTCAGAAATAGGATATAAGACATTGAACAATCATTATGTTAAAGAGGTTATATAATGGGCGGAAGCTTATTCGGCGGTAAGACAAAAACAAAGAGCGCAACAAATCCCTGGGAGCCATTCTCAAGTTATATAACAGGTAAAGAGGATGGTGTTACTGGAATACCTAGATCTGCTTATGATATGTATCAGCAAGGCGGATTTAATCCTGATTTACAGGCCGGTAACGATTTTTACACGAATTTTCTTAAACAGCAAGCTACAGACCCAAGACTTAGCGAATTCAGTGATTCTGGTTTTGATATATTGAGAGCTGCTAAGGACGTTGGAACCGGGGCTTATGATACAAATTTCGATCCTGTAAGCTTAGTAAATATGAATAAAGAGCGTTCTAATATGGGCGTTCTTGATCCTACAACAGCATTAAAGGAATTATTGTCAGGTCGTCCAGATAATCAATATCTTGATCAAGTAGCATCATCACTTACAAATAATTTAACAAGAAATACTAATGAAAATGTTATGCCTGGGTTACGTTCTAGCGCTGCTGTATCTGGTCAGTATGGAGGCTCTAGGCAAGGCATAGCCGAGGGTTTGGCAGCATCAAGACTCAATCAAGATATAGCTATGCCTGTTTCTCAAATGTACGCTGGCGCATTAGAGAGCGCAAAGAATCGCATGCAGGGAACGTCGCAGCATCTTAATGATCAAGCTTACAATGCCGCATTTGGTAATGCAAATTTAGGACTGCAAAATAATTCTCAGATGATGCAGAAAAATACACAGAACCTTACCAATAGAATGCAAGCCCTGCCGATAGCACAAGGCGGATTTGGTTTGTTATCTGGTGTAAATGATCTGCAAGGCCAAAATTATCAGAACTATAACACGGCTATGATGATGCCTCAAAACACTAATTGGCAGAACCTTAATAACTACGCAAACCTAATGTATCAGGGCGCTGGTTTGGGCGGAACTAGTAAAGGGACGCAAACATCTTCTCCTGGTATAATACCAGGGATTCTGGGCACTGCGGCTGGAATTGGTGGTATTGCTAGTGGCGTGAGCAAGGCAGGAGGTATTAGTAAACTACTCCAAGGATTTAAATAAGATGAACGGAATAAACTTTGATCCACACGGGCCATTGATGACAAATCCAGTTTATATGAATGAAGTGGGTGGGGGAGGAAGCGGCTTTGCAGATCCAATGACATTGGCGCTACTTGGCGCTAGTGCTGGCTTTCTTGATCCGCAGGGCGGTATGATGGCAGGATTTCAGGGTGCGATGCATGGCTTGAATGCTGGTAATCAGATGAAAGCGCAAGCTGCTCAGGGGCAGATGACTGCGCGTAAATTACAAAAGCAAATTGAGATAGAGAACTATATGAAGTCTTTATCCGAAAAACACGGGAACAATTTACAGGGATTGTTACAAGAAGGCATGACTTCAGGTATACCAGAAGTTATGGAAATTATGTATAAAACTGCTAGTGGACTTAAGGGACAATTTTTAAGAAGCCAGAGCCCATCTGGTGAGGGTGTTTATCAATACGCTAATAATATTGGTCAGGTCACGCCGACTGGCATTCCTCTTCCTCCTGAAAAACTTATGCAGATTAACCGAGGTAGCCAGATTGATTTAGCTAATCCGTTCACAGGAGAGGCTAAAAAGTCTATTGGCGTGGGTATGGCTCCAGGTGAGGCTGCTAGGTTATCTCAGCAAGAGAGACAATTTGGTATGAGTCATGGCTTAGCACAGCAAATTGT